GCTAACGCAAATCAAACTGTTTACGACTTGCTTGGCATACCTACTAGCCAGCCTGTTACGCCACCACCTCCGCCAACTTACGATGTATTTGGAGTGCAATGGAATACCGCAGCACCTTTAGCCACAAAACAAGGCTACATCCAACAGCTTCTTGCATCCGGTAGGTCTAAGGCTGAACTACGCAACTACATCAGGAACGTAGACCCAACTAACGCAACAGACGAAGCATTCGCGGCTCTTGGCTTGCAAGACGCTCCTACTGCCGAGGTGCGTAATCCTTCTCAGGATGCTGTAACGCTAATGGCTGGACAGCTTGGTTTAGGCCTACCTCCTGAATGGCAATACTACACAGGCCAAGACAAAGTTAACTGGTTCAACTCCAAGGGGATAACTGCTGACATGCTCAGGCAGTACAATGTTCCTGAGTTTGATATTCAGCAGGCTATCTCTTACGGGCTAGGACAAACCGGTACGGCAGCGCCTCCGACATGGAAGCTGCCTGCCGGTATGACTCTTCCGAGCGACTGGAATGTTTACACGGGCGCACAAAAGATCGCTTGGTTCAATCAGAACAAGATCACAGCAGACATGCTGCGGTCTATGGGTGTGCCAGAGGCAGACGTTCAGTCATCTATCCAAATGGGGTTGGGGCAAACCGCAACTACGCCAACAACGCCTAGCACGTTTGATCCTAGTCGCTACATGCCTCCGACGTTTAACCTTCCATCGACTAACTTTGTGCCGTTTCAAACGGGTGGCGGTCAAACAAGCCTTGCTGCGCCAACATCGGGGTTCTTTTACAAGACAACGCCAACCCCAGAAGTTCCCTTTCAGTTTCAGTCCGGCGCTGCTGGCTACACAAACCTTCGCCCCATGACGCTAGAGTTTGGCGTTCAACCTGCCGTATCTCAAGTGCAACAGTTTCAGCCTGGTTACTTCAATCAAACCGGTTTACTTAAAAACTACGATTGGGCGAAAACCAATACTCAGTTAGCAGAGCAGGCGGCGCAACAAGCTCAACAGCAAGCCGCGCAAGATGCCAACGTATCCCAAGGCGGAGCGATGGGCGGCAAGATCGTAGGCTTTACAGACTACGAAGAAAAGCCAGATGGTGAGGTTGGTTACGAGAAAGGCGGAAAGATTCGATCGTTGCTTGGGCCTAACCCAGACGGGCCAGACGAAGGCTACGCCAAGCTACAGCGCGGCGAATATGTCATTCGTAGGAAAGCGGTAAACAAGTACGGTGAGGACTTCTTAGAAGCACTTAATGAAGCAAGAATGCCTAAAAACAAACTAAAGAGCCTGCTATGACACAACGATGGGAACGAGCAAAAGCATTACTTGGTGATGAGTTTCTGACGGAAATCTTCGATGAGTTGGAAAAAGACAACATCGAGCGTATCATCAATAGTAATCCTGACGACATTGACTTACGCGAAGAGTCATACGTGGCAATTCGCGCAGTGCGTCAGGTTAAGGCGCGTCTTGAATCTGTTGCCGCCGAAGGCGAGATAGTGAAGAGACGATTTAAGATTTTTAAGTAGAGGTTAGTGTATGGAAAGCAGCAACCCGCAAGGGACTAGCTTGACAGTGGGACAGGCAGCAGATGCCTTCTTGGGTTTAATGAGTGGTGGCGAACCTCCTCCGGAGCAAGTTCAAGACCAATCGGAAGAACAAGAGGTTGCGGCCAGTGAATCCGAATATGAGGAAGCAGCAGAGGAAGTTCAGGAAGAGGAACCACGCTTTACGGTGAAAGCCGCGGGTGAAGAGCGTGAAGTGACCCTCTCAGAACTTATCGAGGGCTACCAAAAGGGTACGGATTACCATAAAAAGACTAACGCGCTTGCCGAGCAGCGTAAGGCTGTAGAGGCTGAAAAGGCCGCTGTAGAGCAAGCAAAGCAGGCGAGAGACGCATATTCTCAGCGTTTGCAGGCTATGGATCAGTTCCTAAGCCAACAAATGCGTGGCGAGGATATTGAAAGTTTGAAGGAAACCGACCCGATTGCGTATGCGGTCAAGGTCGCAGAGCAGACTAGGCAAAAAGAGCAGATTCAACAGATTCGTGCTGAACAGCAACGCATTGCAAGAGAGCAACAGGCAGAGCGTGAGGCGCATCTTGAGAAGCACTTAGCCGAAGAAGCGAAAAGGGTAGCCGAGGCGATCCCTGAGTACGCGCACCCCGAAAAGGGTGAGAAGGTTCGCTCTGAACTTCGTAGCTTTGCAAAGAGTATTGGTTACTCGGATGCAGAGTTATCAAATGCAACAGACTCTCGCGCTGTGTTGACGTTGTGGATGGCAAGTCAGTACCAGAAATTGCAAAAGGCCAAGCCTGGTGTAACCAAGAAGGTTGCAGAGGCTCCCAAGATGCTAAAGGCTGGTAATGCCACGGGTAAGACCATAGCAACAGAAGCGGCAAAACAGGATCTTGCGCGACTTAGAAAGACTGGCTCTCGACAAGACGCTGCAAGGGTTTTTGAAAGATTTTTGTAATTAGGAGTTTGAAATGACTGTTCCTTCAGGTACATTCCAGACCTTCACGGCTATCGGTCAGCGTGAAGATCTAACCGATGTTATTTACAACATCAGCCCGACCGAAACACCTATTCTTTCGTCGCTTGCTCGCACCAAAGCAACGGCTGTCTACCACGAGTGGCAGACCGACACGTTGGCAGCAGCAACAACCAACAACGCACAGGTTGAAGGTGACGACGCAACAGCAGCAACCATCAGCCCGACGACTCGTCTCGGTAACTACACACAGATCGTTGCTAAGACGATCCAGGTGTCAGGCACGATGATGGCCGTTGACCTTGCTGGCCGCCGCGCAGAGAAGGCTTATCAACTCTCGAAGGCTTCGCAAGAGCTCAAGCGTGACCAAGAGACCATTCTTGCCGCTAACCAAGGTCGCAGTGCTGGTAACTCGTCCACGGCTCGCAAGTTGGGTTCGCTTTTGTCTTGGCTCAAGACTAACTCGAACTACAACACGACTGACGGTGCTAACCCCACCACCATCGGTGTTTCGACCCGTTCAGACGGTACAACCCGTACCTTTACCGAGGCAATCCTCAAGGATGGCGTCCAGCAGGTTTACACCTCTGGCGGCAGCCCCAAGATCCTCGTTGTTGGCCCTGCACTCAAGCAGACCGTTTCGGCCTTCGCGGGTATCGCAGCGCAGCGTTACATGGCTCCTTCTGACGCACCGACGACTATCATCGGCGCGGCTGATGTGTACCTCAGCGACTTCGGTTCGATCTCTGTAGTTCCGGATCGTTTCGTTCGTAGCCGTGACGCGTTTATCCTTGATCCGGAATACGCAGCAGTTGGTTATCTGCGTCCCTTCCAGACCAACGAGCTTGCCAAGACTGGTGACTCCGAGAAAACTCAGATCCTTGCTGAGTTCACGATGGAGATGCGTAACGAGGCTGCTCACGGTATCTTGGCTGACCTCAAGACAGCGTAACAAAAACTGTGGTAAAAAAGAGGGAGGCGTAACAACCTCCCTTTTTTTATGCTCAAAACTAAATTTCATGCAACCGACGACCAATATGTCTTTGAGCGAACTCAAGACATCACGGATATTGTCGAGCAGAACAAAGCACTCTATAACGCAACAGATGAGCGCGAGCGTTGGGGTGAGTGGACTCGATACGCTCAATTACCCTTTGCGGTGGTTGACGATCTAAACAAACAAGGGATCATGCGAGGCTTTGCTATCGCAGACGAAAAAAAGTTCAGGGCGTGGATGAACGACCCAGAGAACAGACACTTCAGAACTAGACCAGGGAAAGTATGAAAGTAGCCTTTTGTGTTCCATGTCGGGACACGATGATGACGGGGACTGCCTTCGATATGGCTCGACTGGCAGCGTATGACGGGGCAAATAGGTGCGCGACAACAGGAGGGTCTTTCCTCTTGTATACCGCGCCAGGGACTCTTATCTTCAGTCAGAGAGAGTCGTTAGCCAAAGAAGCGTTAGCAGATGGTGCTGAGTACATTCTTTGGGTGGACTCAGATATGAGGTTCCCCAAGAACACGTTAGAACGACTGTTAGCACACGGACAAAAGATCGTCGGGGTGAATGCAGTCACGAGGCGTAAACCCGTTCTACCGACAGCGATCAACTTTCACGAGGATAAAGAGATCTTCGAGAAGATTGAGAGTCGAGGTAAAAAAGGTATCGAAGAGGTGACCGCTGTAGGCTTTGGGGTTGTGCTAACCCATAAGTCTGTGTTTGAGGCTATGCCGCAGCCTTGGTTTGATGTAGTATGGGGGGCGGGTGGTCTAATTGGCGAAGATGTGCATTTTTGCGTGAAAGCCTTAGACCACGGGATAAAGACTTTCGTGGATCACGAATTGAGCCTCGAAATAGGACACATCGGGACGCACGAATACCGGTGGAGCGATGTCGAATATGGCCCTAAGCACTTACAGCGATCTACAGACAACGATAGCTAACTATCTCTCGCGAGATGATCTTACTTCCGCGATCCCTGACTTCATCCAACTCGCAGAGATTCGACTCCGTAGAGATCTACGCTTGCGGCAAATGCTTACGCAAACATCGGTTACGGCGACCGGTGGAGTTGCGACAATTAACATCCCTAGCGACTTCCTGCAAGCAAGGGATGTGTACGTTGACTCTGACCCCGACTTCCCTATTACGTTCGCAACGCCGAACATCTTTATTCGGAACGGTAGGACGAACGAAAGTGGTGTACCGGCTTTCTACACCATCCTTGGGTCTACGATTCAACTTGCCCCAATTCCTGACAGTACTTACACGATCAAGATCCTCTACTACGCCGCGCCTACGTTTCTTTCTACAGGCAACACGTCAAATCTCTGGCTTACGACCTGTCCGGACGCACTTCTCTACGCGTCATTAGGCGAAGCAGAACCTTACCTGATGAACGATCCTAGGCTACAAACCTGGGGTACGCTTTATGATCGCGCGATCTTCTCGCTAACAAGGTCTGACGAAGAGAGTCAGTATTCAGGTGTGCCGCTAACCATGACGGTAGCGAAGCGATGAGAGTGAACTTTGGCGAGTGGCTACCAGATCAACCTGGGGTTGCTGGTGCGCTTGTAGACGCTAAGAACGTCATTCCTCAGCAAGTTGGTTATGGCCCTATATCTTCGCCTTCTGAGTGGTCGAATGCTGCCTCTGAGGTCTTGAATGCCGTTGTTGCTGCCGCCGCCCCTAGCGAAGCGGTAACTGTTTTTTCAGGTGGTGATACCAAGTTATTCAAGCTAGAGACGAACCTCAACCTTACGAATGTTTCTAAGGCAGGTGGTTATACAACGCCATCAGATCAGAAGTGGCGCTTTACCCAGTTTGGTAATCGAGTGATTGCGGCCAACGGTGGTGACAGGCTCCAGGGTTACCTCATGGGTTCGTCCACGGCCTTTGTAGACCTTGGGGCTGCTGCGCCTAAGTCTAGATATGTAACCACGGTTAGAGACTTTGTGGTTGCAGGATTTAATAACGGGTCAACGATCTACCCTAATCGCGTGGAGTGGTGCGCGTTAGGTGATGAGACAGACTGGACGCCATCGGCAACCACACAGTCTGACTACCAAGACATCCCAGACGGTGGGCATGTAAAGGGTTTGACTGGTGGTGAGTATGGTATTGTTTTTATGGATCGCGCGGTGGTGCGGATGTCCTATGTTGGTAGTCCGCTTGTTTTCCAGTTCGATACGATTTCACGGGGTCTTGGCTGTCTTGAGCCGAACTCGATCATCCAGTATGGCGGGTCGAGTTTCTTTTTGTCTGACGACGGGTTTTACGTCACTAACGGGCAAGAAGTTAAGTCTATTTCCGTAGAAAAAGTCGATAGGTGGTTCTTTTCGCAGGTTGATATTTCTCAGCTTGCAACGATGTCGGCTGCTGTAGATCCCCTTAAAAACCTAGTTATCTGGGCTTTTAAGACTGTCAATCAGACAACCGCGCTTTTGATCTACAACTTTAACTTGTCTAAGTGGTCTTATGCCATTGCCAACGTAGACACGATCGCCTCTTCGACCGCCATAACGACAACTTCGTCCTCTGGGCTCACGTTAGAGCAACTAGACGTATACGGTAGCTTAGACGCGCTCCCTGCAAGCCTAGACTCATTCGGATACACGGTTACATCTAACTTACTGACAGGTACGTTAGGCGAAAAGATTGTCGCCTTCTCTGGATCTGCTTTGACAGCAAACATTGTCACGCCTGACTTGGCCTTAAATGACATGCCTTCAGTGATGACGCTCATTAGACCTGTCGTTGAGGGCGGCTCGTGTTCCGTACAGGTGAACTCTAGGCGCAGGCTTAACCAACAGACCGACTTTACTGGTGAGACCTATTCGGCCAATATCGATAACCGTATTGGTTTGCGTTCAGCAGGAACCTATCATCGAGTGAAAGCCATACCTACAGGGGTCTGGTCTGCCGCTGTAGGTTTAGATGTAACGCTAACCCCGCAGGGTATGCGATGATCTTTCGTACGCTACCTCCTTTTGGTGGCGACCAGCGAGCCGTTGCTGAAATTGTCCGTGGCATCATGGACGGTAAGACGAATAACACCGGAACGGTAACGCTCAACACAGGAAACGCCACCACAACCACGATCACAGACGCGAGAATAGGGGTAGAAAGCAAGATCATCCTTGTTCCCTACTCTGCTGCTGCTTACGCTGATTCGATCCCGTATGGCTCGTTTTATGACGTTAACGACCAATCTGCCGCAAGCACAACAACGGCGTATGCGATTACGCTTTCCAATACCGATTTAACGAACAACGTCTACCTTTCCAACTCAAGCAGGATCAATGTCAGAGCTGCTGGCAAGTACAACTTTCAGTTCTCAATCCAGTTTGCTAACGATGACTCGCAGATCCAGGATGTAGACGTATGGGTTAGGAAGAACGGGACTGATATTGCTGACTCGAACTCAAGATTCTCGATTGATTCCAAGCATGGGTCGGTAAAAGGCCATGTTATTGCCGCGCTAAATCTCTTTGTAGACCTTGCTGCTAACGATTACATTGAGTTGATGTGGGCTACAAGCTCAACGCTTGTCATCATCGAGCAAATCCCCGCTCAATCGAGTCCTACGCGGCCTGCTACTCCTTCTGTGATTGCCACGATGCAGTTTGTTGGGGGCTTTTCTAACGGTTGGGTGTATGTTTCTAGCGTTACGAACGGGTCTGCGACGATTACTCATTTCCCCAATGCAACCTCCGATAAAACCTATGGATATGTGGTGGTGGGATGAATGCAAGATACATCAAACCCGAAGAACTTAGGAAAATTTGGCCGTTCGTTAGGGCAGGACTGGAAGTCATTCTCAAGAAAAGTCCGGAGCAGTGGATACCGGAGGACATTTACGCAGACTGTTTTGCGGGACGATCACTTCTTTGGATGTACTTTGAGGACAGTTATCCTTGCGGGTTTGTTGTTCTTCAGCCTATCGGCGATAATTTGCATATTTGGTGCGCTTATGGCAAGGGAGATTTTGATGCAGGCATGGATCATGTTCTCGTTCTTGCGAGAGAAGGTGGCGCAAGGACTATCAGCTTTGACTCGTGGCGTAAAGGCTGGGATCGCAAGGCTAAGGCGTTAGGTTTTCGGCCCCGTAAGTGGGTAAGAGAGGTTTGATATGTCTGGTGGCTCAACAAACACGGTGACGAGGACGGAATTAGACCCGTCTCAGGCTCCTTATGTGCAGTATGGTCTCTCAGAGGCGCAGCGTCTCTACGCTACTGGAGGCCCACAAGCCTACACAGGCCAAACCTATGTTGGCCCATCCCAACAGACGCAGGCTGCGCTTTCTGCCATGCAGACAAGGGCTATGCAAGGCAACCCGCTTGTGCCTTTGGCGCAACAACAGCTTGCAAGTCAGATCGGTGGAGGCCAAGCAGCAACACTTCAAGGCCAATTCAACCCTGTTCTACAAAACACGTTAAGCGGCAGTTTCCTTGGGCCTAATCCTTACCTGACTCAAGCACTGCAACCTGGGTTTACGCAGGCTTCTCAGGCTTATCAAGACGCTATCAATCAAATGCGGTCTAGGGCTTCTGCTGCTGGACGTTATGGAACAAACGAAGCCCTTATGAGCCAAGAAGCAAGGGTTCAGGGTGCGTTAGCAAATGCGCTAACCAGTCAGGCAGGACAGCTTGCTTATCAGAATTATGCGGATGAGCGAGCAAGGCAGATGTCTGCGCTTGGCTTGGGCGCTAACTTGTACGAACAAGAGCGAGCAAGGCAACAGGCGGCGATTGGTGCTGCGCCAGGTATGGCAGCACAGGATTACACGGATATTGCACAACTCGCACAGGTCGGCCAGACAGCAGAGCAATACCAACAAGCAGCACTTGCAGACGCGATCCAGAAGTTCAACTACCAACAGCAGCAGCCTTACTCGAACTTACAGAGTTTCTTGAGTTCTGCTTACGGTGCTCCTATGGGTCAGCAGACTATCCAGCCGACTTACTCTAATCCGCTGGCTGGTGTTCTTGGCGCGGCATTGGCAGGAAAGGCGTTGTTAGCATAATGGCTGGTCCAGAAATAGCCCTTGCTACCGAAGCGATTGGCGCATCTGCTGCCGCGCAAGGCGCTGCTGCTGCTACCGCTGCCGCTGAGGCTGCTATTGCCGCAGAAGTTGCGGCATCTGCATCCGCTGCTGGACAGGCTGCCGCGTCTGCTGGAACTGCCGCAAATGCTGTTGGTGCTGTTAATCCGTTTTTGTCAGGAGCCTACGGTGCTTTGCCTGGTATGACTGCCGGATCTCAACAGGCCGCGATGTTAGCTGCACAGACGGGAGAGTTTGGCCTTCCTGGCCTGATGTCTACGGGCGGTTCTGCAACGTACTCAGGTGCAGGTGGTCCACTTGCTAAGGCTTTGTTTTCGCCAGGAACGGCTAAAACTGCATCAATGGGCCTGCAAGGGGTAAGTATGTTGCAACAGTCTCAGCCAAGACCTATGGGGCAGGCTCCAGGCATAAAGAGAGGTCAGGCTTTGCAGGCTCCAGATATTGCATCGTATTTACCTCAACCTATCCAACGCAAACGCTTATCGTTGCTATGAGGTCATGATGGACGAGTATTTACAAAGATTGTTTGGTTCAGGACCGTCCTACATGGGGCAACTCATGGGAGCGGATGAGGCTGAGAGGTTACGCAGAGAAGCGCAAAACCAAGGTTTGTTAGGCGCTGGTATCGGGCTTCTCATGGCTTCTGGGCCTTCCGCACAAAGGCAGAACATAGGCCAGATCATCGGGCAGGGTCTTATGACAGGCCAGCAAGCCTATCGTGGTGCTGTGCAGCAAGCGGTGCAGGATAAAGTTACTGGCTTGCAATTACAGCAAATGCAAAAGCAAATACAAGCAGAGGCTAACCTTCCAGAGGTTCTTCGCTCAGGCATTGTTCGTCCTGTCACGGTTCAGCAGCGCCCTCTATCGCAAGAAGAACAGGTCGGTCTTGAACAAATGGGGATGCCTATATCTCCTATAGAAGAGCGGACGATGGGTGCGCCAAGGTTAGATGTTGAGCGATTGCTTTCTGCTGCTGTTTCTAAAGGTGTTCCTATTGACAAAGCATTGACCGCGGCAAAAACCATTCAAGGCGCGATGCAACCAGAGGTTAGGGAAACTGGTGGCGTTATATACGAACGTCAGCCAGATGGAACTTTTAAGCCTGTTGCTGGAGCGTCAAAGGCAACAACAATTAAAAAGGGCGAAAGCCTTGTTGTTACCGATTTTGCAGGTAACACCAAAACAATTATGGCCCCAACGCAACAAACAGGGACCACAGAAAACCCATTTACCCCATTGATCCAGGGCGGGGTTATCCATCCGTCTATCCTTCCGTTTGCCAATCAGTTGCAGCGTAGTTTTGCAAACATGGATGAGGACACCCTGAATAAATCAATGGAGCGTTTGACCTCGATGAACTCTCAGGCTCTTCAACGCGAAGAGTCGAGGGCCGACAGGGCCACGCAACAGGGAATAAGCAATCAACTTTTACAACTCAGAATAGATGAAGCAAAGGCAAAAGCAGAACAGGCTAAAGACGGAAAACCGCTTCCAAGTCCGGTCCTTAACGACCTAGCATCTAGGTCAGAAAACGCTGCTAATCTAACAAGTCTTGCCAATACCTTCAAAGATGATTATGGCGGTTACAAGATTGATGCGTTAGGCAGGGCTTCTATAATGATTGCGCTTCGATCTGATGATCCGGCGAAGAAAGACTTTGGTCAGTGGTGGCAGCAGTACGATCTCTTTGCAAACCAAATTAGAAATCAATTGTTTGGTTCTGCGCTTACTGCGCCAGAGTTAAAAGCATTTGAGTCAGCGATGGTTACGCCTGGTATGTCTCCAACTCAAATTAGGGCAAACCTAAACAGACAAGCTGAGGCCGCTCAAAGAGCTTTTGACAAAATTTCTAATGCTGCCACTGCTCAGGGTTATAGCAAGTCAGCCATCGATGCTCTTAAACCAACATTAACGCAACCAGTTGGCAACGAACAGGCTCCTATAAGAGTAAATAGCAAAGCTGATTACGATAGGCTTCCTGCTGGTTCTATTTACATAGACCCGCAAGGCAATACGCGCAAGAAAGGTGGTTAGTCATGGCTAACTGGTGGGATAAGGACGAACAGATAGGCGGCAAGCCTCCAGAAGAAAAACCTTTGACTGCTGGGCAGGTCGCTCAACAGGCAGTAACCAACCTTCCAAGATCCGTTGCCGGTGTTATCGGTGGTGTTGTTGAGGCGATTACGAGCCCTGTA